TTCTCATTGATGTTTATAATTACATTATAAAACAAAAAAGAGAATATGAGTTCTTCTTACATAATCATAAACTCGTCTCCAATATCGTAAAGAGCGTAGATTTCAGAATTAAAAGGTCTATTCATTTAAATTCATATCTTCATAAATTAGGGAATTATATATTTTCCCTGATTAATGAATGTGAATGGGCCATTGATTCAGCTAACTCTAAACTCAAAGAGTTTTTCCTTGAGTGCGGAGAAAGAGCGGTTAATTATAGCCGTCCAGATCCCAACATGAAGAGAATACATCCTATCTTAGACTCATGCCCACGCAAGTGGCTATGGAGAATAAGAGCAGGACATAAAGCTCTTAGTGAAGGGGCCTATGAAGCCGTTAATGATGCTTTGAAAGAGTGGGAGAATGTTTACCATCCTCCAGCTCATTCTTATGAACAGCAACTACAACGTGCATTCATTACTCCTCTAGCTGAATCATTACCATTAAATGATATGATGCCTTTACCTTCTATAAGAAAAATAGGTTCAACAGCAGCATGTTTTGAAAAGAAGAAAGCGTTTGGTGGGCAATTAGCCACATTAAGGGAGATACTCGGAAATTCTATTTTGAAGAAACTTACCGATTCAGACCCCATTCAACAAGTTGAAAGAGTCTCTCTCTTTTACCAAACAATTTTTGATCGTTGCTACGATCTACTTCAACAAATACATCCTGAAGAAGAATTATACTATTGTCCTTTAGGTGAATATAATAGCCTTGGAAATATTATAAGAAAATGTGATTGCAAACATGCTTATTTATATCGTTTTGTTGTTACAAAAGGGCAAGCTGGAAAAGCTCGCATTGCTACTTGCTACGAAGCTGCCCTTAACTACTGTGCCACTATCATTCAGAAAATGGCCACATTTGCAACAAAATCATTAATAACATGCGCAGAAATGTTCGAGAGTCGACCGGATTATATCCGTCCAATAAATGATATCCTTCAAAATATGAGGGATTTCACTTTCTATTTTCACTCAGGTGATCTTAGAAATTGTACGAATAGAATTCTTTATCAAACCTCTCGAGTATTAATGCGGGAATTACTCAAACCGTTTACTGCACATCAGATCAGCGAGAAATTTCAATATATAATTGATCTTGCTCTTGGTCCAATGAAAGTATTTGACCAAAATTCCGATATTACCCCTTATAGAGAAGGTAACTATCGAGAACTTCATAAGGTAGCTTTTTCTGAAAGACATAATACGTTTACTACAATAGTAGGTCAACATCTTAGTAGTCCTTTAAGCTTCCCAATACTTAATGCAATGTTTGGATATGCGTTCACTAAGATACATCCAAAGAAACAAACTCGTCGACTATTCGATGAGGAAGATCAATGGATAGCTCAAATGAGAACACATTTTGAGAAATTAAATCCCGGATCACAATTTGTTTATCTAATAGGAGTAAATGATGATGGTTCTACATCCCAAGCTTCAAACGCAAATATTTTCTCATCTGCTTGTATAATCTACGAAAAAATTATCGAAATGGGCCAACAGGCTGATTTCTTAATTCG